ACCTTTACCACCTAAAACATTAGTACCTGCTCCGATAGCTCCTGCTACTAGTGGGCCAACGCCGGGAATAAAGTTAGCCAAAGGTCCAGCAATAGGTGCAATTTTTTTAGCAAATTTTTTAATGCCTTTACCTATTTTTTTAAAAAAGCCAAACTCTTCTAATCCAGTAGTGGCGTTTAAACTTGCGATACCAGAACCAACGACCGCTTGTTCTGGATTAATGTTAAATTCGTTGTATTTTCTTTCGAGCATAGACTCGAATTGTGTGTCATCTAAAAACTCTGGGGGTATAACCATTTCTCCAGGTCGTAAATGTGCTAGCTGCGTATCTTCACCCGTTCCAGCTGCTTTAAGTTCTTCTGCTATGTCACTCAAAGGCGCGTTAGTTTTTATCTGGCCTTGTTCAATTAAATTTTGCAATCTTGCTTGATCTTCTTCTGACATGCCTTGCATCTCTTGCATTAGCTGCGCCTCTCCCATTTCTGGTTGGCCGCTAGATCTTGCTAAATTTCTCATAGCTTCAACATCAGAAGATGTATCTCTGTATGGGCCTAACATTCCCATCTTAACATCGTTAGTCTCTGGTAAGCCCGTAGATCTTGCTGCACGATTACCAAACTCGCGATCACGTTCATTGCTAGCTTGTAATGCTTGTATAGCTTCACCCCTGCTTTGTTTTTTTTGTGCTTGTACTTGTGGAGAGTCCCCAGGTTGTGGAAAGTAAGTTTGATCTATCCATTGCATTTCGCTGTCATTAATAACCGCGCCAGTTTCTCTTCTCATTATAGCGGTTGCAAAATTGTCTTTGGCTTGTTTAGAAGTTTTGTAGTCACTCGACATTAACATTCTTTCTATGTTTTCTGGAACTAAAGGCAGGTTGTCAAAAATTCTGTCTTTCATTGTGGGTATGTAATCTATACCAGAGGCTTGTTCTGCTGAAACTGCTCCGTACATTTTATTTAAAGTGTCTTGTAATGCCATAATCTTAACTTATTGTTACCGTTACTGTTCCTAAACTTATTGTAGCAGATATTCCACTTGGATAAGTTTGGTGTTCATACAAGTTTCTAAAGTTTGTACCATCGAAAGCTTGATGAACATTCGTTGTAGAGTTAAATATAATCGAGCCTGTAGCGAATTGCAATTCAGATACGTCAGTATTTGTGTAATGTCTAACTGAATCTGGATCAAAAGCAGACAAATTTATTTCTAAAACTCTTATTAATCTGTTAAAAGTGACTGTATCTACTGAATCTCCTTGAGCTTGCGGCAACCTGGTTTCTAACAGCTTACCCATTATCTACGTCCAGATGAAGTTACTTCTAACCTAGTTGAACCCAATCTCCATTTATAATTCTTTCTATCACCCTCAGTGTTATCATCATCTGACTCAAACCTAAAAACAATTTGTCTGCTACGAGATCTTAGACTTCCAAAAGTAGAAGTTTCTGTTAATTGTGTTGTAGAACTAGTAGTTAAGGACTCACCATTATAATCTCTGCTTTTTAACACAAAATTGATAGCTGGCGTTTGCGAAGTGTCAACTGTAGAAACAAATTTTATATCCGGGATTATTTGTTTTACAAAAACGAAATTTTCACCATCTGCAACATCTAAATCTGCTGACTCTATAAAGACACCATCCATAGAGGATTCGTCATCATTAAAACCACTTTCGTGTTTGTATAAAAAATGTGANGAAGCGACAGAGTTTGTTGCTAATGGTTTATCTTCAATACCAGTATCTAGCCAAGCATATCTTACTAAAGATCCAATACTCCATGAGTTTTCTTCGTAATTGTAAATAACATAACGTGAAATTTCACCTGTGCCATCTTCTATTGAAGGGTAAAAGTACCATACTTCTGAAAATGCGCTATTTAATGTTGTATGACATTTAAAGGCTTGGTCTAAATCCAGATCTGAAAATACATAATCTTGTACCGAACATGGTAATTTTTGTACTGAACCGTTGTAAGTGTAAAAAGCGTTTTTACTCATAAAGTAAACACCTGCTGGTGCATTGATTGCTGCTTTAGGGCCAACAAGTCCTGCACCTTCATTAATAAGGTTTAATGCAAAAGTGAGTGGTGGTCCAATAAACGTCATACTGTAAAGCGATGTATCAGTCCATATTAAAACTTCTTGTCTTGATTTAAGGCCACCAACAATTAAAGAACCACTAGATAATCTAAGATCACCAGCTGTATTAGTTGACAAGGATTCAAACTCTAATTCATTTTCTTGATCACTAAATGCAACAAGCATAGGATCAACATTACCAGTTCTTGCGCCACTTGAAATAGGATCAGCTCCTAATACTATTAAATGTCTATCAGTTTCAGATGTAATAACTTGTAGCGCAACGGTAGGCACTAAATTAGCACCACTTATACCAGATAGCTCTAATGCTCTAACATTTAAACCATTGTCCTCTTTCCAGCGATATATACCACCACCTCGGGGATTTATTATTAAGTCTTCACCGTAATTATCGTGTGTCCAGAGTCTAAGCTGTCCAGAAGCACTAATAGCACTTGAAGATCCGAAGGTTCCAGCACCCCATGTACCTGCACCCCAACCAGTAGATTTAACATAGGTATCAAGGCCTACATTAATTTGGTAAGCGCCATCAACCCCAGATCCACCATTACCAGTATCACTGCTATTTGCAGTTGCAGTAGCTATAAACGTATAGGTATTGACTGTAGGTATTGCTGTAATTTCATACTCTTGGTTTAACACAGCAGCTGTTATTAAACCGCCTAATGATACAGCACCACTAATGGTTACAAAATCACCTACTACACAGCCATGGCTTGAGTCAGTTGCAGTAATAATTGCAGATCCATTGGTAGCTGCAAACGTAATACCGTTTGTAGTAGTAGCTCTTATTGGTGTTACATCGTTAAAGATACCACCAGATTCAATGTAATATTTATTTGTAGTGCCTAAGCCAAGAAAACGTGAGCTTCCTAAAGAAATCCAACTATGTAGTGCTCTGGCTGAACCAAGATAAGAATTTGTTGATGCTTTTTCCCAACCACCTATTTTTTCTACGCGGCCTTTTCGGAAACGAACTTTATCACCGTCAACCCAACCACCTTCGTTTGAGTAATCAGTCTCTTCTTTATTTATTCCAGGTTTAAATTCAAATTTTGTTATTGGCATGTCTAAATTTTACCATAACCCTAATTAATTTAAGCTAATCTAATAATAGCGCCTGTAGCTGTTGGACTTGGAAAAACAATAGTGAAATCACCAGCTGTACTTGTTTTGTCTCCGCCAAAATCTATAGAAGCTATTGCTTTGTTAGAATTTGTTGAATTGTATATCAAACAACCTCTAGCGGTGACTGTTGCTGTACTAAAAGTAAAGTCTGCAAAATCGCAGATAGCTGTGGTTCCAGATGTAGATGGAGTTACATTAGTAAGTGTTCCACCGCCAGATGAATAATTAGTACCTGAAACCTGGTTGGTTGTTGAAAAAGCAGTAGTTGATGCTCCCAACGTAGCTGAAGATGTATAAAGTGCTAACTTAATTGAGTCTGCACCTTGGGTGAGGTTGTGTCCTTCAACAAGTATTTCTTGTTTAAAACTTGTTGCTATTGCCGATGTAATTGCCATTTCTTAAAGCTCCTTAATAATCTTAGCCATGTCATCATGGCCTTGTTGCCTTAATAAATTCACATACGTCACATTTTTAGAATTTATTGCGTTCTTTATACTATGTAAGATTACAGTATAAACTTGATTTTGGAAAGCCAAAGCTTGTTGTTTAATATGCTCAGGTGCTTCCATAGAAACTTCACATATTTTTTTAGTAGCTTGAGCTGCCCAAAATTCTGGATCATGGCCTTTGTTATCGGTTACATGCACACCGACTTGACCTAATTTTATAAAACTGTCGGTCATCCTTTGTATGGCTCTGGTGGTGCTACATCTTCGTTAATTTTCAGACCTTCTTTTGCTAACTTTTCGTTAATTTCATCATAGTTACCAATAATCCACTTACCTTCATTTGGTATAGCTACCAATGGTTTTTCTAATCTGTGATAACCATAGAGTCTTTCTGGTGCCGGGACATTACAATCTAATATAGTAGATCTATTACTAACTCCGACAATAACATTGTTTTCCATGAGCTTTGAGATCCAAAACTCAACACAGGCTCTACCGGCTTCTGCTAAGTGCATATTTTCTTTATAAGAAAAATCAATACCAAATAAATCTACTTGCGCTACTTTGTTATACATAGCAAAAGCTAATGTATATGCAACTGTATTGTTAAAGTAAGCACAGCTTGTAGCGTTACAGACTTCTTCTAATGGATATAAAACCGCTTTTGGTACTCTGGCATCTAATTCGCAGGTATACACCGGGTACTTGCCCTCTGTTAATACTCTAGTCATTACGCTTGTTTGTCTACCTGCGTCATTACTATCAAAAAACCGACTCGCAGGATCCATCATAAAAAGTCTGTCACAACCATAAGTACCAGCAGCCGAATTAATGCACCAGGCTTCGTCCCAGGTTCTACCATTTTGTAAACCTATAGCGTAATCAACTTGTGATAAGCCAAGACCAATTATGGCTACTTTCTTGCCCTCTAGGGATTTTATTGGTTTCATTAAGATACGCCAGTGCGTAACTGATCGTATCTGTATTCGTCACGTGTACCGCGACCTTCGGATATTGTCTTCATTCTAGCAACCGCCTCCTTGAATCTAGCCTCAAATTGGCCAATGACATCGGGTGGTTCTTTTAAAAAGACTGCACCTTCAACTAACGTGCCGTACAACAATGCGTCTGGATAATCCGTAGACAAAAATGTTGTACCGCTGTCACTACCACTTGTTAATGAAGCTGGTTTATATAAATAATGC